ATGGGCATTTCATATCAAAAAAGACAAAATCGCTGCTCATTATTACGATTTATCTTGTTAAAATTATACGATTTATAGAATTACCTGTCAAGGCATCCACACTTAAAATCGTAAGTGGCACTACGATTTATCTAAGGAGGGCAATGACATGGAACGCGAGAAACCGAACTTTGACATTCTGGGAAGAATTGACCGGGAGCGGTTAGCTCGTGGATGGTCTGAATACACCCTTGCCGAGAACTCTGGTCTGACGCAATCGACCTTATCAACATGGCGCAGAAGAAACCTTCAGCCCAACGTAACCTCGATTGAAAAAATTTGTCATGGCCTTGGTATCACTCTCTCACAGTTTTTTGAAGAGGATGCTGCTGTTCACCATTTGACAGAGGAGCAGAAATCCCTCTTAACCACTTGGGATAGGCTTTCTCCTTCACAAAGAACTGCTATCTTGGATTTGATCCAAGCATTTTTACCCGAATGATATGCACATTTACAAAAAAGAAGGATGCCGAGCGGTCATTGTGTCACTCGGCATCCTTCTTCATTAAGTAAAGGACTTCAGAACTTTTTTCAGTGCTTCACGCTGTTCCGGGGTTATGCGACCCAGCAAATTCAAAAATTCTTCTTGTTCCTCTTTTGTAAATTCGCTACAAGATTCATCTTTTACACATTTTTCGTTATTCATAACAACTTTCCCTTCTTAAGTTTTTCCCTCGTCAGCCAATCCAGCCCGAATCTGCCGCTTATATTTATAATAGGTATTCCGGGCAAGTCCAGTTAGCTTCATGCATTCCACATCATCCAATGTGCCGCCGAAAGTCCTGCAATGAATACGGATTTTCTCTTTGGCGGCTTTGGACTTCTTGGTTTCAAATCCAGCACCTTTCTTACGGCCAACCTGTTTTCCATTCAGCTTTGCTGTTACCAGTCCTTCACGAGTACGCTGGTGCAGGTCTGCCACCTCTTTTTCGGATTGCTCAAATGCCAGCTTAATCTGCTCCTTTGCCAAAGCCATCAGATATTCATTGATGCCTTTTAAGATAAAATCCACATTTGTTCCAGTCATGGCAATGCTACCCGACAGGGCCTTTTTGTAAGTTTCGGTATCAATGTGATGCTCCTTCAGAAATACCAACCGGACACCCTTATGGTAGAGATCCTCATACAATGAAAATCCTTCTTCTGCATTTCTGGACATTCGGGAGACAGAATCGAGCACCACCGTATCTCCATCTTTCAGAATCCGATACAGCTTGCCCCATTCTGGTCGGAGGATGGAAGTTCCAGTATAGGCTTCCTGCACAATGTGAACTGTCGGGTATTCAGCCCTGATATTACGAACCTGACGGTCAATGCTCTGTTTTACAGTGGAAATTCTGCAATAGCCGTAAATACTCATAACCCTTCTTTCTGTATCAAAAATGCCGAACGTCATTTTAGCGTCACCGATTTGCCTTAGCAAATCGGTTTCATCACGCTGTGATTGATACTTTTCTATACCCACGGCATTTTTAATACTTTTTCCTGCGAGCCTTAGTCATCCCTCATAAACTTCAAAAGATTGTCTCCGTTGACGAACGGTTCGCGCCGTCCGTCACCTGCGATAACTTTTGAACTTTATAGGGAACGACACGGCTCGCTCTTATCAACGGTTCAGATACTGATTCATAAACTCTCCCACCGTCACACAGGGCTTTTGATTTTTCTCTGCTCCTCCAAATGGGTCATAGTTCCAGTCCGTCTCTTCGTCGATATACCGCCGTCCGTCATCGGGTAGCTCCAACGGCTCTGCAAGAATAATCGTTCCCCAGTGATTGACCATGATAAATGGTGCAATCTCACAGGGAATTCCTCGGCAGTCATCATCATGCCGCACATCGTAGACATACAGACTATCCGGGACGGTATCTCTTTTGATGCGGAAGTTAGTGAATAATGCAGGCTTTCCGCAGACAGTGATTTCTTCATAGTATTCGGTCATCGCATTGCAAGACATATAAATTTCTCCTTTATGCCACATTAAGTCGGGTAGCTTTATAGCAGTCAACGCACATTCCCTCATGGGTATTCGCAAACTCTGCCGCCTGCATGATAGAGCCATCTTTCAGCTTTACTCGTTTGATGGGCTGATTACAGCGGACACAGATGCAGGGCATGGGCGGCTGTTCCTGCTTCTGACTGGTGGATTGCGGCTTCGTTTGCTTTTGGGATTCTGCATCTGACTGCTGTGCAGCATCTTCCGGCAAATCCTCCCCGGCATAGACATACAGGCCAAGGCCAAACATCGCCAAATTTTTTACCAGACAGCGCATGATGGCCTTGTTTACATCAAACATGGAAGCGGCTTCTACGGTGCGTTCTTCCATGCCGACTTTCTCACGGCGGCGCGTCTGCTGGTTATATTCCCATTTCGGGGTGGTGTAGGTGTAAGGCACAGCTTTCATGGCCTTGTTTGCGCCATCCAGTACAGGCAGCCACATCTCATGCGAAACGCCCTCAATGGTAACGGATGTATAGACCATGAATCCGGTGATAGGATCATAGACATAGGGCAAACCGTTGAACTTTTTGACCTCATAGCTGGCAGAAGGATACAGCTTCTTCACCTCTGCCCAAGCATACGCCCAGCTCACATATTTCAGTTCAGTATTTCCAGATTTTTTGACTTCCACATGGTCTTTGAAGTCGATGCTAAATAATTTTACGAACGGATTTTCAGTAGCCATAATAAACCTCCCATAAAAAAGACGGCAGGAAAGTAATTTCCTGCCGCCATATCCAAAACTTATGCCGCATGAATGATAGTAAATCTGCGACTGCTCACATTTTTACTGTACCGATTAAAAATGTCCGGCTGTTCTTTCTTCAACCGCTGGGAATCCACACGCTTACTTTCAGAGGACACCCACGACACCTTATAGCCGGGAGCTGTACCGTAGGCGGCATCCTGCATTTCCAGCTTCACTTGCTGTTCAATCGCAGTCTTTTCCTGCTCCAGCTGTTCGATTTGGTCAGAAAGAGACTGTCGTTTGTCCAGCAGGTCACGAACTGCATTCAAATCAGCCGTTTTGCTTTTATCATCGTCAAAATACATCTGGTTGATTTGCTGTGTATCTCCCTCGCTTCCGGTAGGTGTAGGCGCAATCTCAGGCATCACATTGTACTTCCAAAAATGCTCTTCTTCGGCAATGAGATTATCCAAAACAGCCTTATCACTGATAATTTTATGAATTACCAGCTCTTTTCCGAAAATCAGAGCAGCAATATACCAGCAGTCGAAACCACTGACGGCCAGATAATGATTGACCTGCGCCATGTAGTGTGCAGGAATTTTACCATCTGCCCACTTATCCGCAGAGAACGGTGAAACCGTCTTGCATTCCAATCCTGCTTTCTGTCCAACGATCAGGCGGTCAAAATCCGCCAGAAGAAGCGGATGTTCCTCGTTCTGGTAGATAGCATTGGCTCTGCGAACTTTTAGCCCAGTGGCTTCGGTGAATCGCTGTGCCACATACTCTTCCAAGTCCCGGCCCTGCCGCATAGCTTCGCTGTCGATATTTTCAATGGTATCGCTGATTTTATCGTGATACACCTGAAATGCAGAGCGGTACGGATTCAGGCCCAAAATGGCCCCAGCATCCGTGCCAGTGATACCACACTTTCGATAGCGCAGCCACTCTTCTTTGGACAGATTTATTGTGGAAATCAATCGTTTCATGCAATATTCAACTCCTGCTTCATATTTTTATCGGTGATTTCAAAATCGTATTCCACCAAGTCCTTCATAATAGTGGAAAACTCGTCCACCAAAGTGCGGTCATCATCCAGCCACAGGGCATACAGGAAATCCAGAATGTTTCGCTGCACCCGGAGATGGTTCCAGAAACGCTCGTCCATCTGTTTTTCGATGTCCAGCGTGATTAAAGCACTGACAATGGTGCTTTTCATCGTGATCTCGTATGCCGTGGTGCAAGTAGGCTTTGGAAAATCGGCTTCGATGATGTTCAGGAACTCAGAAAATTCCCGGACAGCCCGGTTGCTCACATCGTTCATACGTCCTCCTTTATGCTGCTGCCAGCACCATCTTGTAAGCCTTGTCGATCATGGGGTTGCCCTCTGCGGTGCGCAGGAACAGATTTTCGTTGTAGTTGCGAGTTTTACGGATAGGGTCTGCATGGGTAGCAAAATCCGAAACAGCGTTCACGAACCGCCAGCCGTTCTTGCCAACCCATTCCAGATCAGGTGCAT